CAATGCCTTCATTGCAGAAAACGTCGCGGATACGAACTTGCAGTTCGTTGTGTATGCCACGCTTCTCTCTATAAACACAATATGTTTTTAACTCTTACTTACGATGAAAAAAAACAAGGATATATTAATGAAAAGAAAATCAATCACATCCAAAAGTTTGTTAAACGACTTCGTCAACACGCTTGGCGCACTGAACGAAAGCGTATCGAAGTGTTCTATGTGCACGAATATGGAAAAAAAGGAAAAAAGCATTGGCACGCTCTTGTCTTCAACCTCGACTTTTCAGATAAAACTGTGCACACGACATCTGAAGGGCTTCCGCTCTATACTTCTCAGGAACTTACACGCCTATGGGGTCACGGCTTTTCTACCATCGGAGATGTCAGTTTTGGCTCAGCAATGTATCAATCGCAATATATGGAAAAAGACTTCTCAAACGGACACGTCGGCACTAGCAAAAAATCGCAATCTCGTCACTCAGGCCTCGCTAAAGAGTACTTCTACCGACATTACCGACAACTTCTCGGACTCGGATACATTCCCTTTAACGGGAATAAAGTACCTCTACCTCGTTACTTCCAAAAAATAGCTGATCGCCATTACTGTCACTTCTACGAAAAAAGCGCTTTTTTCGATACGCCTCAGCGAAAAGCTAAATATCGTCCGTTTAAAAAAGAAGAACCGAACAAACAAATTGCTGAGATGTGGGTTCTCTATAAGTTAAATAAGGAAGAAAAAATTCAAGAACTTGAAAAACAGTGGGATAACCTTATCTCACACTATTTGACAACGAAAGAAGCTCCTGATTTTATTAAATCAGAGCAAAATAAAATTCACGATCGACAAACAAAAAACATGAACGAGAGGTTCTAGTATGCACTTAAAGACCGACACGGGCGCGAATGCCCATTTCGCTAATGTTCCAACCATTTCCCGAGGGCGAAATGCCTTTTCTGTTTCAGAAAAGCACGTAACTACTTGCCAATTCGATTATCTTTATCCGATTTCGTCGCGGTTTATATATCCTGGCGACACGGCCTCAATCGAGCACCATATTATGGCACGTCTTCAAACCCAGATTGCTACCCTTTATGATGACCTCTATTTCGATGTTCACGCGTGGTTCGTTCCTTTTCGTCTTATTCAAACCAACTGGGCTCGTTATCAGTTTAATGCTCAACCGCTAGGCCCGTCCCAAGACAATTCAGCACTTACAAGCCCGTCGATCAATCTTGTCACGCTCGGTGCCGGCGGTTTTCCTTCGAAATCTCTCTACGACTATCTCGGTTATCCGACTAAAATTAACTTAGTTACTTCAGGCCAGCACATTAACAATTATTACGCTCGTGCGTATAACATGATCTGGAACGAGAATTATAGAGATCAGAACTTACAAAACCCGGTTGTTGTTGATCTCGATGAAGGACCAGACCTTGCGTCTAATTATGTTCTTCTTAAACGCGGACGTCGACACGACGTGTTTTCTTCTTCGTTGCCATTTGCTCAAAAGGGCGCGGCAGTCACTCTCCCACTAGGTACGTCGGCACCAGTTACAGGTCCCGTTTGGGGTTCTCAAAGTTCTCTTCCGCTCACGTCCGCCACCATGAATAATTCGCCTATTATTGGGACTTACTTTACTGGTGCCGCTACTCCGACTCAAAACTCGAAAATGAAAACGCAGCTTACAGCTACCTCAATCCCTCTTTACAATCCGAACGTCTTGGTTCGTTCTACCGCCGGCACAGCTAGTGGCACTGGAGACTTCGACACCGTATTTTATGACGAGACTCGATCGAAAACTGTTAACCCGACAGCTACAGCTCCGTTTGTTATCGGCAATGGCGCAATCGCTGATCTTTCTAGCGCGATCGGTGCAACCGTTAATCAAGTTCGCCAAAGTTATGCTGTTCAGCAGTTACTTGAAGCAGATGCTCGAGGCGGTACTCGAGACGTCGAAGCTATTCAACATCGATGGGGCGTTACCGTTCCTGACTTCCGTTTACAGCGTCCCGAATTCCTTGGTGGCTGTACCTTTACTTTCGATGGCCACGTAGTACCTCAAACATCGGCGACCGTATCCGGACAGTCTCCACAAGCGACGCTTACTCAGTTTTCGGAGACCATGTCCTCTCTTGGGGTTAACCACTCGTTCGTTGAACACGGCGTCATGATGGTACTCCTCTCGCTTCGGTCGAATCTTACGTACCAAGAAGGTCTTCCTCGTGAACTTTCCTACAAAACTCGATTCGGTTGGTATCAACCGGAATTCGCAAACCTCGGAGAGGTTTCAGTACTTAACAAAGAAATCTATCTTCAAGGTACATCCGCAGATGACCTCGCTTGGGGCTATCAGGAATATGGCTTCGAACTCCGATACGGTCGAAATCGCGTGTCAAGCGAAATGCGCTCAAACTACGCCACTACCCTCGACTCTCGCCATATGGCCGACGACTACACGACGCTTCCGGTTCTCGGGGCCGCGTGGATACAGTCAAATACGCCTATTTCGCGTAATATTGCCGTTAGCGCCGCGACATCAGATCCGGTCCAACTCAATACCCTTGCAAAGGGAACCCTCGCCAGAACGCTTCCTATGTACTCAATTCCTGGCCTTAAGAGGTTATAACTATGTGGGGTGCAGCAATCGGCGCGATGGCAAACGTCGCGTCAACAATGTTAACAAATTCTCAGTCCACTAAAGCGGCACAAATTAATCGCGACTTCGCTCAAGATATGTCGAATACGGCACACCAGCGTGAAGTCGAAGATCTCAAAAAAGCCGGCCTTAATCCTATTCTTTCAGCAAATGGGAGTGGCGCGTCCACTCCCTCAGGTTCAATGCCTTCTCTTCAGGCCCCTCAAATTGATCTTCCCTCGATTCTAAACGCTATGCAGTTTGAGACGACGTCGAATCAAGCGCAGCAGCGCCTCAATATCGATAAGTTCAATTCTACCGTTAACGCCGCAACTCAGTTATCAAGCCAGGAGTTAAATAAAGCCAGTACGCTTATAAAAAAAGGCGGAAAGCTTTCTGAATGGCTAGGCACGAGCGGAGGCGAGGTTATGGACTCTCTCAATCAAAATATTAAAAAGTCTCTGAATGGCCTTCAAAACAGACAACCGGGCCGTTCTTCAAACAAACAACCAGCATCCTCAGGAGGCTCTCTTCCATGAAAAAGAAAAACAACGAAACCATAAAAAACGAAAAGCTAAATCACGAAACTGGCGAAGTTACTGAAATTCCGATTCACCTCTTCGACAAAGTTATCGTTCAAGAAGGTCTCCGCGAAAACGGGACCTATCGTTACTCCCTCGACTTCTCAAACTGTGTCTCCCGAACAGATCAGTCAGACCTTAACTCATCAAATATTGATTATTTGATGGAAAAATTCCAACCCGATGAGCTCGCTGTCTATCTCGCTCAACGCAATTCTCATCGCATAGAAATCACCGATCATGATTTCTCTCAAGAGCCCGACGCTCAAGGCGCTCGGAATATGCTCTATGAATCAAAACAACAATACGAGAACCTTCCTCCGGAAGTTCGCAATCTCTTCAAAACTCACCTCGACTTCTTAAAATTCGTCGACAATCCCTCTAACGCCGAAACTATGGTCCGTCTCGGACTAGCTACAGTTCGGCAAATAGAAACTATTCAAATGAATGAGCCTAATCAAAGTACTTCCGGGCAAAATCAAAATCAAAATCAGGCGCCTAATCAAAACCAAAATCAAAATCAAAATAATTCAGCGCCATAATTCAAATAAATCAGCCCGGTTTAATGTACATAAACTTGCTCATTCTTATCTCTAACGCTCGCCGGGAGTAACCTCCCGGGAGCAAACTCCCGGTAGGGTCGCGCAATACTCACGCGCGAAATCGCTAAAGCGAAACGCAGTGCGATCGGGCGCAACGCGCTCCGATCCCCAAAAGGGTGTTAGGGAAACCTGGGGGTTTCCCTAACTAACGCGTAATATTACTGTAATATTACAAAACCAAAATCCGTTGACATCAACGCATCGTCTATATGACAACGCTGGATATGAAAACAAAATGTAAAGTCTGCGAACGCAGACGAAAAAAACAAAGAGAGGCCACCAGGCGCTCTCGATTAAAAACTAAGGAGAAAAAATGAACATGTTCGGCAAATCAGACAAAGCACCAGATCTCGAATTCTTCACGGTCTTCGACACCAAAGCTCAAATATATTCCGAGCCCTTTCCATTCATGAACCGCGAGGTAGCTCTTCGCGAGTTCACTCTTGCCTTCAAAGATCCGGCCGCCGGAACTAAAAACCGCTATTACATAAACTCGGAAGATTTCAAGCTATTCAAGATTGCAAACTTCGACTTCAAACAAGGAGTCATGACTCCCGTTCCCATGGAACACGTAGTCAATTTCCATGATCTCCGGTCGATGGTCGACACCGAACCTAAAGGGCATTGAACTCTACTTGATTAATACAATGCCCACTGACA